TCTAGCTTCAATTCTGCGAAGAATGGTTTCATATTCATCTTGCGGCAGGCCGGTTTCTCTTGCTTGTTGCGCTAAATTTTGAATTATCTTATCAGTTCCGATGCGGGCCATTGCAAGATTTACTTTTCTTTCTTCAGCGGTAGGCTTGGCAGCAATCGTGGCGTCAGCTGAACGTTTAGCCTGCTCATACATACGGCCCTCATGCGCTTCCTGTGCTTTGTAGCGCGCCTCTTGGGCTGCTCGCTGGGCCTCTTGGATTTCGCGCTGTTTTTGTTTGTCAGCTTGATTAAGAACTTCTGTAGCACCAGAGCCTTTGATCTCTTCAATCTTGGCTGTACGAGCATTAATCTGCTCTTTGAGTTTCATGGCTTTCTCAATGTCACCCTCAGCATAAGCACGGCGCATATTCTCAATATCAGCTTGTAACTTCATTGTCTCGATGGTTTGAGCACGTTCCAAAGCTTGCTGTCTAGCGGCACGTTCTTCTTCTGCGGCAGTAGCGGCGTTATACGCCTTACCAAAACCACCAAAAGCGGCTCCAATGCCCTTCTGGCCACGGGTAGCTTCACCTGCGGCAATCAAGGCCTGTGACAAAGCGGCAAGACCTTGCCTGCCTTCACTTTCTTTAAACCTTGCGCGTTGAGCTTGGTTTTGTTCTTCAAGCTGGGTGGCCAACTTTGACAAAGCATCACCGGGTAGCTTATTAAGGAGCCCGGCATACTCTGGATTCTTAGCTATTTGTTCAGCTATTACCTGATTCCTATCGACAGGCTGTGGCAGATCTACCTGCCCCATCAAACGCTTACGCAGAATCTGATTGGCTAACTCTACTGGAAGCTTGCCATCATCACCGCTGTCTGAATATGTGCCTGAAACTGATTCGCCGGGAGGCAGAACCAATTGCTCATTACTCTCGTCAGCAAACGCCACGATACCGCCGGGCGCGTAGTTAAAGATGTCCTTACGAACAGGCAACTCAGCCAGTCCACCAGCGGCCATGCCGGGTGCGCCAGCAGGGATAGAGCCGGGCTGGGCCATCTGCTGTGGAGGCATAGGACGAGCCATTGGTGGGTTCTGCATCCTTGGCATCTGAGGAGCCATCTGTGGCTGTGCTGAAGGCATAGGTTGAGGCATCCCTGCAGGATTGATCCTCATATTCATACCCTGACCAACGCCTGGTAAACCCACTTGCTGTGCCAGCTCGCTCTCAATTTTCTCTTTAACAGAAGAGTCTGGTGCTTGAGCCGCACGTTGCTCCATGGATTTACGGCGGTTCATTTCGCCAAGAGCCATGTACGGAGGAACCTGCGGGTTCTGCCCATTAGCGTAACCCATGATTACCTGAGTAGGCAGATCCTTTAGGTGTTCTTGGATTTGAATCAGATTCATGACGATGATCCAGTAGAAAGGCCGAGGCCTTTTAATAACTCAGTAACATCTTTGTAGCCAAACGCTTTGGCCGCAGCAGTTCCGCCGCCAAGAGCAGATAACAACTGACCAACACCAGACATCTGGCCGGGCGTGTTTTGTACCGAGCCAGTAGGCAGGCCAGAGATCATGTCACGCTGGAACTGGACTTGCTGGAACGGATACTGACGCTGCTTTTCAAACTCTTCCTTATCAGCCGCAATACCTTCAGATTCAATGCCGCGCTCAATGCCGCCTTGTGTAGACATCATATTAGCCAGATCTTTAGCCTGACCTTGCTCTGTATTGAACTGAGCCATGGCTTTGTCGTAGGCACTAGCGTAGCCTTGGCCAACAGTCTTATTCTGTTCTTGCATCAAATTACGGTAGTTTTCTGCGTTCATGATGGCTTGACGGCCACCACCAAACCCACCAGCTTGTGTTAATTTGGCATTTGTAGCCGCATTAGTAATGTCGTTCTGACGGCGTAGCTCATCCAGCTGTGGGGTTAGAACATTCTGCAAGTACGGGTTCATGTACGACTGTGCAATGTTGCTAGGCTGCTGAGATGTTTGAGGTGGTGTTAGTCCGGCGATACCGCCTTGTGTTGGTGAGGCAGCAAAGCCACCACCGGGGGGCGGAGCTCCAACACCCGCAAAAAGAGGATTACTTGTGTCGGGCTCACCACCCATGGGAGGTTGCTGAACTTGAAGAAAATTACCGCCTTGCTGAGGCATAACCGCAGGCTGGCCACCCATAGGCGAAGCAAAGCTCTGACCTAAGTTAGACGGGAACGTAAGCCCAGCCAGACCGCTGAACACTTTGTTCTGAAGGTTGGACGCGCCAGCCGTCAGTGGCCCTTGGTAGGTCTGATAGGGTGTCTCAGATAAAGCCTGTGCCTTACCAAGATAGTTGGTGATATACGGCGCAGCCCAGTCGGCTAGGCCTTGGGTGTTTGTCGATCCTGTGGGTAGAGTTTCTCCAGCCATATCAGCTCCTTAAGCAGGTAAATATTTGTGCGCTTTTGTATTGGCGGCAACGTTCTTAGTCTTGCGGCGCGCGTTCTGGACGCGATCCATCATGGCGTAAAGCTTCTGAGCGCCTGCGTTTGTAGAGCCGTTACCTAGTTCGGAAACGATTCTTGCTGGTACAACAAACTCGCCTTCTGCCAAACGAGCCGGTTGTTTACCACCGATTGTCGCAGGAATTGAGTCAGATACACCATCACCTGGGCCTTTGAGTAAGCGGCCACCATCTGAGTAACTACCCAGATTAGACATCTGAGATGCCGCACCCAAAGATGAAATACCGCCAGAGGCAAAACGTCTGTTAGTCAAACCTTTGGATTGAAGATAATTTAGTGTTCCAAGCAATGCTTTTACTGGGTCTTTACTACGGCTAATTTCAGCAAAGTTAACCAAACCAGCAACAGGCCTCAATTGACCCAAAAGGTTTGACGCTTCGGTAGTACTCAGGCCTTTTGACTTAAGCAAATTAGTCATTGGGATTTCGTAAAAAACATTAATCTTTGAATCTGCAGTTTGCCTATTATTGGCATCTTTTTCGTACTTAGGTTTTAAGTCAGCAGATGTGGCACTTGCCAATGGTTTAGTTAAGTACGTATCTGCTGCACCCGCTACATCCCGTGGCTTGTACCCCGTTAGATACTTGTAATCATCCTGCATATATTCAGGTTTACCCATAGACTCATACATCTGAGATGCGGCTCGTCTATAAGACGCTGGATCAACCGCAAACTTATCAAGCAATTCAAACGCATCGCGAGTATTTCCAATGCTATTTGCGCCGCCAAGATTGGTTAATTCTTGACCTGTTAGGCTATCAATAAGTTTGATTGAGCCCCTCTCGCCAATTGAGTTAGGTGCATATACAGCTTTAGCGCGGAACTGAGAGCCCACTGGAGCATCACGCCTACCTGTTGCCGCTAATTCTTGTTGGTAAGTTTCATACGCATTTGACAAAGGCCTACTTGTACTTCGGTTTTCTCTTGTATCCATAGGAGCACCAAAGTACCGTTGACCCAACTGTTCATCAGTCAAGCCAAGTTGTTTTTTGTACTTTTGATTAACAAGGTCTTCCTGTGTCGCGCGGTCAAAAGCGCCGTATGTTTGGTTGTACAAGTCCGAAACATTTTTAACATCCGTACCCGTAGAGCGAGCGACCATTTCAGGCGTCCACCCACTGGTGTACATATCCGAAGCAATGGTGTTGTAGTCTTTGTTTTTTACCAAGTCTTGATTCTTAGTGAAATAATCAAAGATTTCCGTATCTACTGGGTTTGCAGTTTGTGTATTAAGAGCATTGTTGTCGGGAATAACCGGCAGGTTTTGAACGTTGGCCGCCGGCGGTTGATACAAGTTAACGCCCAAGCCAGACAAACCAGAAGTATCCATACCCCAAGTACCGCGAACATCTGCATCGGTAATTTTGTTTGTGCGGACAAGATCATTAACTATGTCGTACTGTTTGTTAGCATACGCATCTTCAAGCGCCTTTTTGGTGTCTCCACCAATGGCCATTTTAGTAACACCACCGCCAGCCAATGAAGTTAATCCACCTGCTGCTTTAGGGCTGTACGTTGTGGGTGAGAAGTAAGTCACGCCACCAGCTCCGGGACGAGCCTTTGAGCCAGATATTGGGCCATAAGGGAGTTGCCTGCGATCAGCTGACAAGGATGGGATAACAGCGCCAGAACCTTTAGATTCACCACCACCCTTATTCATCATGGCCATAAGAGCCAAGAGCATTAACAACATATTGTTGTCAGACTTGCCGGCTGTTTTTGTGCCGCCACCGCCACCACCACCACCAATAGTTTTGGTGTTGTTGATGATCTCTTTGATCGTCTTAGTCTCAATCTCTTTATTATTAACGTTGACGGTCTTGCCGGTATCAATAACGGTGCCGTCTTTGGTGATTGTGTAAACCTTGCCATCAGTGCCAATAACACTCTTTGTACCATCGGCATTAATGATAGTTTTGCCACCGCCGGGGACGTAGCCTGTGCCGCCTGTAGCATCCACATAGCCAGAGCCCTTGGTGTTAAGTGTGGCGTTCTTAACTAAGGCATTTGTTTGATCTTCAGTTAAGTAAGACGTTTCACCAGTAGTTGGGTTAAGGATTGTGGAGGTGCCATCGTCATTGACCATAACTCGGTTAGTGCCAACCGTCTGCCATTGGCTTCCAAAACCACCAGCTGGATTGAAGTTTTCATTAAACTCATCCAAGTACTTGGTTACATCAGCACCGCCAAAGTCTTGGGTTTTATCGCTTAAAGACTCCATTAGCCCTTCACGCTGGGTAACTTGCTCTGGTGTTAACTCTTCGTTGTACAAAGACGCCCAGTCGATCTTGGCCAAATCTTCAGGTGAGCCACCACCAATCATTGCTGAAATATCTGTGTTATCAAAGCCGCTAAAGTCAAAATCATTGCCGCCGCCATCACCGTTAAGCAAATTGGAAATATCCAAATTATCAAACCCGCTAAAGTCGATGTCTTGGCCACCACCGCCATCTAGCAAACTAGAAATATCCAAGTTATCAAAGCCACTAAAGTCAATGTCTTGACCGCCACCACCGCCAGAATCGTTTAAAAAACTAGAAATGTCCGTGTTATCAAAACCACTAAAGTCAAATTCATCACCCATGATTTACCCCTTTTCTTTAGCGGTGGTCTTACCTTGACTCATCGCGTTTTGCATAATCGTATTCATAATAGACTTCTGTAAGTCTATTGGTTTATCTTGTAATAGGCTTGACAAAAGCTGTCCACTTACCCCTGTAAACATCTTCTGCATCTCAGGCGTCAGTGTATCGGGCATGGCACTGTTAATCAAGCTACTTGTGGCCATATTCGTGCCCGTATTTAACAGTGAAGTTATACCGGCTTGACCTACATCTTGTTTGTTAATTGCCGCACCTATTGCAGATGTAGCTAGGTTTGGAAGCGCTTTGGTTAAGTACTGGTCTGTAAAGGCATTGCCAGTATTAATCGTTGGCATATAGTTTTGAGCAAGCACATTTGTTCCAGCGCCAGCCGCTCCAGTCAAAAAGCCTTTGCCAAACTCACCGCCACCCATTTCAGACACAGCTCCATTTACAAGGCCAGAAGCAACAACTTTTGCCGCAGTTGCGCCTAGAGTTGGAGTTAAAGCACCAGCTGCAAGAGAACCCAGACCGCTTGTAGCAAACGCTATTGCCAGCTGACCGACTGGGCCAAGTGCCGCTACGTCCTGAATCATATTTTTAAGAACGCCGGGTGACTCTACCCGTGTTACCGGTGACGCCTTACCGTCAGCATCCCACTGGCCCGAAATACCAACCCTGTGCTGTGGCCAGACTTTATCTTCATCTCTGCCACGGTAGCCGGTTAGGGTGCCCTGTGCGTCATATTGAGCGTCAACAGTTACACCAGCTGAAGTCTGGACTGGCTTTGTGTAGCCCACCAACTCTTCAGTTTGAGAGTCTCCGCTTCCTGTGTAGTTGTAGACGGGAGTTAAACCTTTGGTATCTTTAACCTGACCCGGCACTGTATAAGTCTGAGTCTGGCCGTCACTGTCCGTATAGCTCTTAGTCTCTGGCTTGCCAACTTCAAGCTGCTTGGGAACACCAACCAAAGTCTTCTGGTCAAGACCAATGAACGTCTGGAACATATGGGGCTGGAGCTTGCCGCCATACTTCTCATCAGCAATACGCTGGGACAGCTTGGCCACTTGATCAATAGCTTTAGCTTGAGCGCCGTACTTTTCTTGAAGAGCTGGGTTTGAATTAACAGCGGCCACAAAGTCCGTATAACCCTTAACCAACTGTTCGGGAGTCCCATTACCAGAGATAGAGTCACGCAAACCAAGGACAGGAACGGCCTGCTGTACTTTGTCTAGTGCTAATCCGTACAAACCCTCAATCCGTGGATCCTTCTTTGCATTGTCAATAAACGCTTGGAAATCACGGGCTGTCTTTGTAGGGTCTGATGTTAGGGATTGAAGGTTAGAGTTAAAGTCTTTGACGGGAGCAAGGTAGGCGTTTACATCCTTACCAGTGATATTCCCACCCAAAGCTTTGGCAATCTGGTCATCCGTAATGCTGTATTTACTCTGCAATGCCAGAGCGCCTTTGGTTTTGTCTAAGTCACTGACCGTAGGCGCTGACAACCCCTTAACGATGCCGGCCAGACCAGTGTCAAAGGCCTTGAACATCTGATCTACGCCCTTCTCATTAAGACCAGAGTAATCTGCTATTTCCTTTTTATCCAAGCCGTACTTAACAGCCGCCTGATTGATTGTGGCAACCTTGTCAAAGTCCGATCTGGTCTTATCGCCTAATGTGCTGGTAATGTAATCTTTAATGCCAGTACCATATGTCTTAAGGTAGGGGTCTACAACATCCTTACCATAGATCGAACGCAGATCATCTGTGCTAATGCCCGCTTTTTGGGCTGCTTCCATGACTTTGTTGGTCTGTTGCCAAGGAGCAAGCGTAGCATCACCATATACGCCAGTGACGTAGTCTTTAATCTGGCTTGTTGTGTAAGGCGTAACCGTGCCGTATTGCGTTTCCTGTGGGGCTACGGGCGGTAAAGGCGGAACTGGTGGGGGCGGAGTAACTGGGGCTGGAGTTGTTGCTTGTGCTACTGGTGCTGTTCCGGGCAAACTAGCACCCAATGATGCAATTCCAGTTGGGGCAGCAGCGTCAACAGAAGTCCCGTACCCAGTTGCCGGCGGCGGTGGTGTTTGCATTACGGGAGCAGTAGGTGTCTCCTGTTCGGCTCTACCCATGTATGCGGGCGTAACTTGCGTATTGTTTCCATACGCACTGGGATAGTCATAAATTGGAGCACCTGTCTCATCAGTGTTTGTATAAGTTGGTTGAGAATATACATCTGGCTGAAACTGTTGAGCGGCATAATCTACAGGTGCCGCTACGGGTGGCAAATCTGCCGGCTGATCCCACATATTGATGCCAGCGTTACCAAAGTAACTGCTAACAGCACCGGCGTCATATCCGGTAGCGCGCGATAAGTCTGCGGCTGATACTCCATATTGTTGAGCTGCGTCAGCAATAGCCTGTGGATTGCCTATGTTTGCCAGAACATATTCATTTATCTGGGCATCTGTAAATTGAGCCATTATCCAACCTTCCAATTCGTGCCGTCAGAATACACGGGAACGGCCACTGCGCCGCCAGTTGCAACGGTAGCTCCAAACGTAGGAAGCAACGCATCTGTTACAAAAGACCTTGCACCCACACCAGCTGTAACCGCACTTGGCAACGTTGCCACTGTGTAGTTTGTAAGCGCAGGAATAATGTTGTCAGTCTTTAGCTGGTCAAGGATTAAATCTACCCTGTTAAAGTAAAGACGAAGCACATTGTTAAGCTGGTCAATATATTGCCGGTCATACTGTATTGGAGCAAGCGGTAGATTGGGCGAAGCAACTTGGTTGATTTCAAAATCAGAGATAACAATCATGAGTTACCCCTTCTGCCGTCTTGCTTGATGTCAATACGGGGACTGCCCAACTGCCATGCACATCCAAGCTGATTAGACTCAACCTGCAAAATCATCTGACGGCCACGCACCCTGATGTACACCTGACCCGTAAACTGCTCAATAACAGCTGTGGCCGTGCGTGTAATAGTGGCCGTAGGGTTTCCACCTAAAGAAATTGGATCGTTATATCCAGAGCCAGAGTTCTGCATAGGGATTAACGTCATGGTGACTTGTGGAGAAGCTGTGTCAGAACCACGGAAAGTAATGTCGGGCAGCATCCTCCAGACAAAGCCAAAGTGATCGCCATCATCAATGTCAAACTCAGCAGAACCAATAACTGCGTTAATGGCTACAGGTGTTCCGCTTACGTTGTCATCATTTCCACGCTCATGCTCAACAATGTTATAGCTGTATGTGGCCGCTATCGGGTGGATGCGAAGACCAGAATCAAGCCAAGCTGTACGGCCCATAGTCCCATAAGCCCATACGTCTTCTAAGTAGTTGTAAGTAACGTACAGGTCAATTACATTACTTCCGGCAGAACAATAGAACCACCAAACTTCGTTATAGCCTTCGTTTGTTCCCGAACAAACCTGCTCGGCCTGCAGTAAGTTAATATCTTGGAAAATGTATTGCTTAAGATCACAACGCAAAGTCTGAACACGGCCATCGTATTTATAGAACTTTTCTACGCCCATCCAATAAACTACACCAGACGCCGCAACAGCCGCATTAGGGCCAATAATAGAAATGTTGTCTCCCAATAGCTGGGTACTCCAAACGACTGGTGGCCCTTGGTATTGCAAAGAATAAAGGGCTGAGTCAGTAAACACCACGATCTCTTGACGGGTCTGGACGGCTGTAATAATTTCAGAGCCGTGTGATAACTGTGCACTGCCCGCTTGGTTGGTTGCTGCGGGTGTCCAATTAACTACAGACTCTTGATCTGACCAGCGGATTAGCATTGGGTTTTTAACAGTGTCCCCATAATCATTTGTTCCAAACGCAAATACAAACCGACTAGCGTCAGAGATAATCAGGAAATCTTGCATTAATGGAACATCAGCAGCCCCCCCTAAACTAGACACTAACACCCCGCGAGTAGTTACACCGTTTGTAGCATCCCAGTAGTACAGCGCACCACCGCGAGGGCCGAAGACCAAATCTTCACCAAAGTTTTGCTGGTTCCAAATACGCATTGAAGAAGCTGACGTACCGCCAACACCCCAAGTACCAGAACCCCAAGCACCAGCGCCCCATCCAACCAATGGAACGGCATATTCTGGGCCAACATTGACTTGATACGCCGCCACAACAGAAGCCCCGCCACCAGGAGATCCCGAAGCATCTGTGGCATTTGCCGTAGCTGTAGCTGTAAATGTGTAGCTATTAGCGTCTATTACTGAGATTTGATACTGGGCATTTAAGACCCCTGCCGTGATATTCCCACCAAGACCTACAGCACCGCTAAACGTCACAAAGTCACCTGTCACGCCACCGTGCGCTGTATCAGTAACAGTGATGATGGCCGAGCCATTTGTAGCTACAAACGGGTTATTGTTAATTGTGCTGCTGGCGCGTATGGGCGTGATGTCGTAATAAGCACCGCCTTGTTCAATGTAGAACTTAAGGTTAGTACCTACACCAACAAGATTTAACCCGGCAAGAGTGATCCAGTTCCACAAAGAACGGCATACACCCAGAAACGTGTACGCAGAAATACGTACCCAACCGCCAATTTTTTCGGGCGTACCCTGACGAAACCGCATCTTGTCGGAAACGTACCAACCGTTCTCGTTGGTATAGCGGGTGTTTTCTTTGTTTACACCCGGCTTCAGAGTTAGTTTTTTAAGCGGCATCGGTCAATCCAGTAGGGCGCACTCGGCGGTGCGCCGTTTAAGCAGGCCCGGCAGTACTTTACCGCCACCTTTAGTCCAGAGCATCAGTTGTTCTTTAGCTCCTTCCCAATCATTAGCGTTGATTTTCCTCTTTAACGTAGAAGTCTGCAAGCGTCCAGTACCTAAATTGTAGGCAAAGTCAACGATGGCATTGCACTTACGAACGTCCGTAATTAAACCGGGGCAGTTACGCAGAACACCGGGCAGGTACGTATGCTCAAGCTCAATCATCAAAAGCGCCCTAGCCGTGGGTTCATCCATCGGCGGGTCTTCTAAAGTTACCTTGCGCTTATCTGCATAGTAGGTAGAACCATAGCCAATTGTGGCTACGTTGGCAGGGCAAAGATACGGCTTGGAGCGGAAGCCCTCAAACCGTCTGCACATCTCTGCGGCTAGTTCTAGGTTCATAACCCGCGCTTGGCTAAAGTACGATCAAGAAACCAGAAGTTAATTGTCCCAGCAAGTAATGCTGAGAAGTCAGGTGACATCATTATCTTGAACACTTCTACGGGAGGAGCGCCAGTAATCCACGCATTCCATGCAAACCATACATGGATGAAGCTCCACACAAACAAAACCCAGTACGTAACGACCGGCCTGACAGATGCAGATAGGGCTGCGGCCCAACCACCAGCGGCTTTGACCATTGTGGCTTGTTGTTCTATGGCAGACTGAAACGCATCCATGACACCTACGTCAATAGCGGCCTCCCGCTGTGCGCCGATCTCAGCCAACTTCTGCTGACCACGCAGTGTCTCTAGTTCGCACTGGCGTGTAAACATTAATAGTTCATGCTGGCGCTCATTCTTCTTGTCAAAGAACTTTAAGACTTCGGGGGCCATACGGAACAGGCCGCCAAACACTGAACCTAAAATACCGCCACTTAGAATATCAAACATTGGATTCCTTTATCGTAAACATCAGGTTTTTATGTGCAGGGTAATTGACAATTACTTCACCCTCTGGGCACTTGTATTTAATGTGCGCCATCAAAGTAGCAACGCCGGGTGTCACTTGCGCGGTGGTGTCAAGCTTAAACTTGTACCCAAACTTATCCACTGTGTCGCTTGCTGGGCCTGAAAACGTTGCAATGCTAGGTTTGGCTGGGTGTACCACCAATTCAGAATCCCGCACCTCTATCTTAAATGACGTAACTTCGCAGTTATCTCTGAGCTTCTGACGAGCCACTACAACCTTAAATTCGCCATTTGCAGGTGCATCGGATATTTGAAAGTGTTCTGGTGCCCACTTGAGGATGTCTTTATGAAACACACCAAACTTGTCAGCAAGTGTATAACCACCACCAATCATGGCAGTTGAGGCAGTTACCGCACCAATAATCTTGGTGTAATACTCAAGTTCCATATCAACTCAAACTCCATGCAATCATGTACGTGCCAAAAATGACGAAGGCCACAATACAGGCCGCCGCAATGAATGCTTCAGCCCAGTCCCACATCATGCAGGCTCTAGTTCCTTGACCGTGGCTGTTATGACTGCGGTGGATGTGTCTCGATCCATTGTCAAATAGCCTTGGCAAGTGATGTTGTAGTCTACCCCGTTAGCGTCTTTTTCGCTCTTGATGGGGACTGTGATGTCGAGGTTCTTAAACAGAAACTCTTTGCCGTTTTCAAAGACGCGCCATACGTGATCCATTGATCCACGACCAGTTTGACCACGGCTTTTGTTGAATCTAATTTGGTACGTGTTCATACAATCTCAGCCGCGGGTGCAACGCTAAACACTGGAGCCGCAGGGCGCAGGCCTAAGTTAAAGTGAATGAACTTGATTGGCTTTTCTGAAGCATTGCGAGTAAAGCTGTGTGGCAACCAAGCGTTTGTAAACATTAACAGGCCGGGTTTAGGTGTGAAGTTAATCATGTTGCTTGCGGCAGTCGCCTGAGACATATCAGTCTCGGCCCATGAGATCAAAGGCTTGCCTGCGCGTGGATCATGGAATATGACTTTGGAGCAGTCTTCTGGTGCTTCTAGGAAGTAAAAGCCAACGATCTGTGAGCCAGCGCCATGAACGTGCTGATCCATAGCTGAGTGTTTAAAGTGTTCTTGACACCACATCTCTGAGAAGTAAGTGTCAAAGCCATCTACGTTGTAGCCCTGTTCTTTCAGGATGTTGGCCGCAGTACCGCCAACGTAGTATTGGAACGGGATGATCTCTGGTTTGTCGTACAGATTGCCTGTCATGTGAACAGGATAAATCTCGTTGAGTGCGTTCTTACGGACTTCTACAAGTGCTTCTTCAGCGACTTTGTTTACAGCTTCAAGAAACTCAGGTTTTTCAATGGTGTAGACCATTGTAGGAAAGTAGATGTTTGCATTGAGGATGTCTTGTTGGGGGGTTTCGTTAGCGGCGCACATATCTTGTCCTTTAATTTTAAGTTACCAAGAATAGATTATGGCACCACCTGAACCGCCTGCACCGCCTGCACCAGAAGTTGTATCGGCTACACCACCTCCACCGCCACCACCACCAAATGCGCCACCTGCGCCACCGGGAGCGCCAGTAGCGGCGCAAGTGCCTCTACCGCCACCACCACCCGTGCCGCTACCACCACCAATTTGAGAGCCATTGCCGCCCTCAACTACACCATCCCACACGCCGCCAGCACCGCCACCACCAGCGACATAGCTGTTAGAACCACCAGCACCTCCGCTATACCTTTCAGGAATGCAACAAGCAAGAAGTTCCGCCCCGCCACCAGCCCCGCCACCAGCCCCGCCATACAAAGAGCTACCGCCATTACCACCAGTGGTTTTGCTAGTAGGACTAGATCCCCCAGAACCGCCACCGTATTCAGCATTTTTTCCAGCAGTTGTAGCTGGAGCCGCACCGCCTCCTCTAATGTTGCACTGTACAGTAGTAGACCCAAAATAAACTGTTGGTCTGGGGGCTCCTCCTAGAGAAGAACTTCCAATTGCGGCAATACCACCACCACCCCCACCAGCCGCCGACCCGCCGCCACGAAAACCCCCATAAGCAGTTAAATAGCTACCAAAACTTGTTTGACCGCCATTTGTTCCTTGGTTTCCGTTTCCGTTCGAGCCTGTTTTAGACACCCCGCCGGGGCCACCTGCGCCAACAGTCACAGCGACTCTACAAGTTACGCAAGCCGCTATAAAAATTTGACTATTTCTAGCTCCACCGCCACCGCCACCGCCACCAGCATAAACAAGACATCTGCCGCCACTAGCGCCCCCACCTCCGCCGCCCCACAAACACACCTGAACAAAGGTGACGCCAACAGGTTTTATCCAAGTTCCCGATGATGTGAAAATTTGTACGTTGCTTTTTGGCTCTGAAACTTTGTAGTTAAAAGATGTTTGTTGGTTTGACAGCATGGTGTTCTCCGACTTTACACAGCAGGCGTATCAGTTACAGGCTCAATAGTTGGGTTTGGATCTGTAAATACTTCGTTCTCGTACTTCCAGCCGAGATCACACAACATATCTTCAGCCTTGACCATTGTCATGCCTTCTGGGGGCGACCACTGGGAAGCCTCGTCCCACAAAATAATGTTGTCCACAATACCGTTTGAATCAATGATTGCATATCGTTTCATTTTTACCTCTTACCAAGAATAAACTCTTACACCGCCAGCGCCACCCTTACCGCCGGGGCCTGCTCCAGTTCCAATTGAACTGTTGGCATATCCGCCTCCACCACCACCTCCGCCAAATAAACCACCAGCACCGCCAGATGGTGAATTACTAGAATCAGCGGCGGCTCCACCACCACCTGATCCGCTTCCAGTGTACGGGTTGGTTGTCCCGGGAGAGCCAGCGCCAGCGCCAACGCCTGCCGCACCTCCGCCGCCGTTAGCGTAACTATTTGATGCGCCTCCAGCAGAAAGCGTTACGATGGTACAGCAACCGGGCGTGTACTGACTGGCTCCTGCACCACCACCACCAGCGCCATAGAGAGAGCTTCCGCCAGCAACAGCGGCGGTTGTGCTAATACCCACTACACCACCACCACCACCACCCCATTCCGCGTTACCCGCGCCGTTGGTTGGGCTGTAAAAAGACCCGCCACCACCACCAGCAATATTACTTGTGACCGTAGAGGTTTTCCCACCATAATATAAAGTATTACTTGGAGCGCCTCCAAGACCTTGTGTCGCCCCACCAGTAGGGCCGCCACCAGTGCCTCCTGTGCCGCCGCCGCCGCCCCCACCTAGATTCCAATAAGCTCCACCACCACCGCCATACGCTTTGATGTAACAACCAAATGATGATGTTCCGCCATTAGTGCCGCTGTTACCATTTGAGGTAGTGGATGACGCCGCTCCGCATCCTCCAGCGCCTACAGTGACTTGCACAGATGTAGGTAAACAAGCGGCTTGAAAATAGTTACTTGCTCTAGCGCCACCACCGCCGCCGTTGCCGCCCCTATAAACTCCGCCACCTACGCCGCCTCCGCCGCCTCCGCCACCACCGCCCCATACGCAGACGCGCACAAGCTTTGCATTAGGTGGCTTAAACCATCTACCAGATGCGTAAAATGTTTGTACGGTAGCGTTGGTTCCAGTGACCTGATAATTGAATGATGTTTGTTGATTAGTGATTGTCATAGCTAATTACCAAGAATAAACACGAACCATACCGTTACCGCCATTACCGCCTGATCCGCCACTTGTTGAAGTAGTTCTGGAATTTCCACCACCAGCGCCTCCACCAGCAGGGAAACCGCCGTTACCACCATTGCCGCCATTAAGTCCTGAGGAAAATGCATAATTTCCGCCCCATCCGCCACTACCACTACCAGATAATTGCGTTACGCCATCTACACCCGAACGCCCACCTCCACTTGGTGTTAAAGTGGCCGTTGCCGCGTAGACGCTAGTCCCTCCACCGCCTCCGCGTTGTCCTCCGGGAGTTCCGCCACCGCCACCGCCACCTCCGCCGCCAAAAAGTGAACCTCCTCCACCCACATGGCAAGAGCAAGCGCCGCTCCCACCCGCACCACCACCCCATTCAGCGCTTCCTTGAGTGGCTTGATCTTTGGAAGCTCCACCGCCGCCGCCTAAATTATTTGCACTCGTAGCGCCACCCCAGTATGTGGAACTAGGCAACCCACCAGTCCCAGTAGTACTTGACGCATTAGACCCAACACCTCCAGTTCCGCCACCGCCACCGCCAGAATCTTCAGTGGTAGTAGTTCCGCCACCACCTCTCCCGCCGCCAAAAGCAGAAAGAAAATAAGAAGTAGAAGTTCCAAAATATGAGGCCCCGCCTGCAACACCATTAGCGCCTGTTGAATTTGCGCTTCCTGCGCCACCCGCCCCACCTGCGCCAACAGTAATTGTTACTTGGCACGGTAAACCGCTAGCAGGAAAGGTCAAGCTTGCTCTGGCGCCCCCGCCACCGCCAGTTCCGCCGTAATGCACACTGTCGGTACAAAGAATGCCTCCGCCTCCACCACCACCTCCGCCCCATACGCAGACACGGACGATATTGGCTTGAGGCGGCTTTATCCATTTACCAGACGTAGTAAAGGTCTGGATGTCAACAGCCAATTCATTAACGACATAGTTAAAGGCCGTTTGTTGAAGTGACTGCGCCATCTTAGTAGTTCCCGCCGAATGCAGAAATAGCGATAGCGATGTTTGTACCGCCAGCCGCTACAGTTGTACCCGCATAAATACGATAAGTAGAGGGAATGTTTAAACCATTCAAAGGCAAGGTCAAGGGGTATGTGGTCAGCGCCGTTGTTCCCAAAGCGGTAACAGCAGTCGCAGGAATTGCAACCTCACCCAAGAAGATGTTGTTACCAGCCGTTGTGTTTGCTGAACCGTTGTTGATCCAGAAACGAACCACAGTGGCCGCCGATGTACCAGAAGCTGTAGCACCGTTGGTTGAAGCCAAACGACACATTACTTGGTCAATACGAGCGCCATCAGCGCCAGCAGTGAAGACAAGTGCCAAGGCCGTGCCAGCAGTTTCAGTGCCGTCAAATGCCTTGGTGTTGGTCATCGCCGTGCTGACGACGGCGTTGAGTGCCCCTACGTTAGGGGTCTGGGTAAATACGGGTGTTGCTGTAACTGCCATGATTAAAATCCTCCAAAATTGACTGCTAAGTATAAATTAGAACCTGCTCCACCACCACCACCGCCCGCAGCGTCAATGGTAATAGTACCTGCTCCGTTTGTGATAGTGATGTTTGTGCCAGCGGTTAGCGTTGCTTTAGCCAACGTGTTACCGGTAGTGTTGCCAATTAACAATTGACCGTCTGTATAACTTGTCTGGCCTGTACCGCCATTAGCAACAGGAAGAGTTCCTGTTACACCAGTAGACAGAGGAAGTCCAGTAGCGTTAGTTAGAGTGCCACTTGCAGGTGTTCCCAATACGGGAGCAACAAGAGTTAATGCTGTTCCATTAGATGTAGCACCAGTAATGCCAGCCAATACACCAGCATTGTTGTACTGAACCTGTGTAGTTGATCCACCAGCAGCGCCAGAAGCTGTACCGGCAACCTTTACGTAATCAGTACCGTTGTAGTACACAAAAGCTGACTCGCCTACAGCAATTGAAATACCAGTCTGGCCTGATGCTTTGAACGTCACGATACCGCCAGTAGCCGCATTGACCACTGTGTATGTCTTACTGTAGCTTGGAGCCGTTACTACTTTGGCTGTTGTCAGTGTGCCCGTGATTCGGACAATTGCAAACTGAGCTGTAACCGTACCCGCGCCCGTCAAACTAGACGTAATGTTAGAAGCCGCCGCATCACCAGTGGTATTGGCCAGCGTTACCGCACCATCACCAGTTAGTGTTAATGTAGCTGCAATAGCAATGTTGGTGTACTGCGTAATACCGTTGTTAACAGTATCGCCCCATGTGCCGGAAAGCTCACCTTGTACTGGTAAAGCTAAACCTAGTTGTCCTGTTGCGCCTGTAGTCATTTAAAACCCCTGTCTGTACGTAGCACTTGGCTACAGTGTATCAATTAATTGCCAGTTTGCGTTTTCGCTGGTATCAATCAGACTCCAGTAAAACACACCAAAACTGCCAACATTACCCATTGCCTGACTGCCTGTGATGGCAACCAACCTTGCGCCCATTGACATCGTGCCAACAGCGCCTGCCGCAGACACGCCTGTGAGGGCTAATGTCTTAACGGGAACTTCGTCTCCAATAAGCCCAGAATCGCTGACATCTGTCAGTGCAATTGACCTATTTCCAACCGAGACGTTACCAACAGAACCTTCAGCCGAAACGGTGG